CCGCCTTATATGACAACATTGCAAGTCAATCCTAGGATTGACCTGTACTGGAACGCATGCGAGGCGGTACTTGGGAGAGTGGGATCCACCATAGTCAAGACTATGGGGATCACCGCTCAGGTACCACCGCGTAAAGACCTAGTCTTTGCGCTCCTCAATCTCCCCCCCCCATCTCCGTCCCAACGTAAACTCTTAGAGCTTACTTGGGAAGCCCTTCTGGGTATCAGTACATCGTGGAAGCCGTTGCCGCTTCGTTTTTCAAAAACAAAGCGCTTCGAGAACAAACGACTCATCGAGCTTCAAAAGCTCGCTGAGTGGTTGGTTTCTTCCGCGATGAGGCAAGGTACGGGAGCCACAATTTCGTGGCTCAAGAAGGCAGCCGCCGGTGCTCGGGATACCGCCATTACTGGCGCTCCTTTGTTACCGTCGACTGTCTTCCTCGTCAGGAAGCTTCTTATTGGTGATTCTCGTACAGAGTCACTCAATCAGTTGGCATTCCTGGGCCGTGCCTTACCGCCCGGTGATTCAGTCGTTGAAGACCGCGCGTTGCGTCAGCATCGCGAAGTCTTGACTTCATCACCGGTTACTGATCCCGCCCTGTTGGCCTCAGCTCAGAGGTTCGCCTCTTGGTTTGCAAAAACGCATCTCAAGAAGACGGACCTGCATGAGGTGGTTTCTCCTACTCCTTCTGCGTCGAATGCGACGACAAGGAGGCATGGAGGAACCCGTGAGGAAACCAGGAAGGCGCATCGCCTGTGGATCCAATGTCTACCTGTAGACATGTGGAACCGACCAGACGCGCTAACCTTCATGGATTACTCGAATTGGATCTCGCCTTCCGAGGTGGATTCAATCCGGTCCAATCAGGGATCCGTTGACGTGGCGCGGTCAGCTGCTTGGCTGACCGCGACATGTCCTCTGTTGAACAGGGTGACCAGCGTTCCGGAGCGAGGATTCAAGCGTCGGATTGTATCCGCGCCTCAATCCTTCGCAACGGTTGCTGGCACTTGTCTTAACAAGGCACTCCTTCGCGGGGTGTCTCGTTATGGACCCTGTTCCTCCTTTCTACGAGGAGAACGGCGGGAGGCCGTGGAACGTGTGATCGCTGGCTCTAAGCCAGGCGACCACATCGTTTCTACAGACCTCTCCGCCGCTACAGACCGTCTTCCCCACGACTTGGTGCGAGCCATAGTCGTGGGGTTGACGGACGGATGGGAAGGGCTACCAGACGTATGGGCCGAAGCCCTGTTTGCCCTTACGGGCCCACAGGTGCTTCGGTACCCATGGGGTCAAGAAGTTACATCGACGTGCGGAGTCCTTATGGGACTCGGCCCGTCATGGCCGATTATGTCGGTCATCCACGCTTGGTGGGTTGAAACTTCCCTGCGTAATGCAGGTACCTTTCCAACGAGGGGCATACTCGAATCCGTCGCTTTGGGCGGAGACGATATGATCGCCCGTTGGCCCGAAGTGGTTGTTGAGAACTACCGCGGAATAGTCTTGTCATGTAATGGCAAGGTTTCCGCGGGTAAGGACTTCACATCCACCAAGGGTGGAAACTTTACTGAGCTGACGTTCAGTTTGTCTCCATCGGGTATGACCCCTGTCTGGTCGAAGGCGATCCCGGTGAAGGGGCTCATAGGATCGAGCATCGATGAAATCGGTGCTGCCTATGAGTCCCTTGGTTCAGCCCCAGGAGCGGCAATCAAGGGTAGAAGGGTCATTAGACTCTTATACCCTGGTTGCTGGAGAGCTTGTCGTGATGTCAGAGTCACGCCAAGCCTTCCTCGCTCTCTGGGAGGTGCTGGCTTGCCACCAATCGTTGGATCAGTGAACCGGATTGACTGTCCGGTTCGCCAGAGACTGGCGCTTGGTCGGTTCCTATATGGAGCCGGTCAGGCGACGGTCCCTCTCGGCCCACCTTCTTGGGTGGAAGCCGGGGATCCATCGGCTTGGGAAGCGCGCAAGCACGCTGAACAGCGACTGAAGTCCTCCTTAGAGATCGGGCTCCTACGGTTTAGTACCGAGGCCAGATCTTTTCAGCAAGGAGAGGAGAAGACGCAAAAGCGAGTGGTCGACCATTTGGCCGATCAAGTCGCTTACTTCTCCCGGGCACGAGTGTTTTCGGATCACTCGTTCCCTCCAGTCGCCACCGAGATCGTGTCTCTCAAGAAATACAGCCGTTTGGTCAACGGTTGGATTTCAAGAAAGACCGCGGGGGGGGTTCCGAAGCGCTTGGCGCTCCGCAATCGTGTGAATTCACGTCTTGCGTTGCTCCGTCGCGCTTCGGAAAACCGGGATCGCTGGCACCTCGACCTCATGGTCGAAGGTGTCAGCGGGAACCACAGACCCATTCTTTAATGGTGTCTTGGTTCGTCCCGGCTGAGGGTGGCCTACCCGTCGTAAGACGGATACCAGGAAGAGGGTTAAACCTCCCCTGGCAGTGGGGGAC